CTAGACTAACTATATCCTGTTTTATAGTTTTACTACCAGGTATATCTATAATTTCTGCAGTTAAAGCGTCTATAAGCTCTTTTCTAATTTTAGATTCAAATACTGCTAAAGCATTGTTTGCTCTATAATTTTGGATAGTTAGAATTATATAACTCTTATCTGTACTTTCTAAGAACTTTTCTACACTAACATCCCCATCTTTTGTAGTAGTAGTGCTATTATAAATAGTATAATTAATAGCACTATGTAAATTATCTAAGCTTTTAATAGATTCCTTTATCAGCCTATCTGCTTCGGGGGATACAGAAGTATATTCTAGGGATTTAGTAAACTTTTGACCTAAGGGGGTATTGCCGAATCTACTACTCTGTTGAAAAGCATGTCCAATATCTAATACTGATAAATATGTCTTTCTAACAATAGGGTATTTTTTACCTCTTACGTTAACAAAAGATAAAGTATTAGTTCCCGTTGTAGTAACTTCCGCATTGGCGTACTCTTCTTTTGGACTTAATTTGTATGTTACTTTACCAATAGTAACATAGTCAGGATTTCCATCGTTATTGAAAATACTGTACTCATATTTATCAGTTGTTATAACTGCTACCATAGTATACGCTAATCTACCTACCTGTTTTATACCGTATCTATCAGGAAAAATTATTTCTCCAGTTTTTTTATTTAGTACTTTTTTATGTGTTTTAGCAACTCTCCAAATAGTACCATTTTGAAATATGTACGTTTTATGAAGTAGTTTCTTACCTGTAATCTCGTCTATATTTTTGGAATTAGATATCCCATGTTCATCTGAAACTTCAGTCCAAGTATACTCTCTTAGTTTCTTACCAAAGTGATCGTTATCCTGTAAAAGAGGAGAGGCAGATATTTTAGATATGGTACTTCTAGCTATTCCAAAATTACGACATACTAATAACAATGTCTTTCCGTTAGACACATAACGAGAGGTACTTTGAAAATTAGCAGGTAGTTGACATTCATCTATGGCTTGTTGTAAAGTATTTGCTCTTGTTACTACATTTTCTAATACTTGTACAAATACATCGTAAGAATCCTGTGTAAGAATAGGTCTATTACGTCTACCAAATTTTTGATTTTGTATAGCTTCCACAGGAGGTTTATTAGCCATTTCTATTGTATGAAATGATAGATCTAATATATGTATAGTATTATCTAGAGTTTCTCTAACAGCAGGGTTATTTTGTAGTACTGTTTCTATAATCTTTGTTACGGCGGCTTTAGCTGCTTCCGAAGACATAATTAATTATAACTCTCAGTATACAGATCTAGCACACGCTTAATATTAGCAGGTAGATCAGTATTCATAATGTAATCAATCTGCGTAGTACTACTACCAACGGCTTTGCTAGTTTTAATTGCCCACTCTTGCTTGAAGTAGTAAGTAATTAGGTCTAGTACAGCTAATCTAAGGTCGTATGGTAAACTCTCGTAGCCTGCAGTATAGGTAACACGATAACCATTAATACGTCTAGGAAACTCTGGTTCCGGATTATACCGCATAGTAGTACTAGTTCCTGCATAATAGTCAGGATAGTAATTTAATGAACGGATTGGAACAATTTGACTAGTTTCTTGATCTACAGCGTAATCGGTAAATTCTACTAGCTCAGTATAAGTGTTACCATAATCTAAAGAATACTCCATACTGCTAACAGCTAATAAAGGGGTTTCGACTACATTTAATGCAGGCCCGCCTTTAAATACTTCAGTCTTATTATCATTAACATAATCTACAAAACTTCTACGGCAGATTTGTTTTACTAAGCTACTGGTTCCAGTAATGATAGTATTAAGTTGGGCATCCGACGTAGTACTAGTAATTCCTGCGTAGGCTTTGTATTCTGCGAGTGTTACTAGATTTAGTCCCATATGTTTTCCTTTATCTTTTCTAAAGCTCAGGCCTTAGAAAAGATAGGGAACCGAAATTCCCTATCCTTAAGTTTTAGCTATTAAGCTGTATGAAGTAGCTTAGAAACGCCATTACCTAGATTGGTAGTGACTTGAGTCATACCAGTACGTAGGCTAGCAACTAGGACACGACGTTGAGTCTCAACTAGTTCTTGAGTATCAAAACGTAGACCACGCTGATTACCAGCTAGGAAGTTACCAGGAGCGAAACAGATAGCACCTAGACTGCCGGTAGCCTTAGTAGCGAATTCGCCGCTTACTAAGACTGGTGAGTTGCCGATAGAACCGATTTGACCAGTTAGTAAGGTAGCTTGTACGCCAACTTGGTTCATGGTTTGGAAGGTTGTATCTTCTAGTAGCTGATAGTAAATGTCGGTAGAAACTGCGAATACGATTTCAGCAGGATCAAGACCCCAAGCACCTAGATCTTTACGTAGTGTACGTAAAGCAGCAACATTAACAATACCTGTAACAGCACTGGTAACAGCAGTAGTACCTGTGAAAACGCTACCAGCTGAAGCCCATGAGGCTAGACCCTTGACAGGATCGCCACCAGAGCCAACACCGTATAGATATGCACGGTCAACAGCACGAGCAACACGACGAACCATTGCATCGCGAACGATAGGCATTAGAACGATTAAGCTGTCTTCTTCTTCTTCGTAGTTCATGTACTCGTTGGTAGCTAGCTTATATGCGTTAAGTGTGATTTCCTTAACGGCATGAGTAGCAGTAGTACCAGCTGAAGCACCTGCAGCGCCTAGGGAAGCAGGAGCAGCGCCAAAGTTTGCGTTAGTAACCCAAGTTGCTAGACCAGCTTCTGGATTAACAGGGATAGTCATTACGTTGGTTTTCATTGCAATTGAACGGATGTTAGGTGCAATGACTAGACGTCTACGAACTTCAGCTTCCATGTTTAGAGAAACTTCTAGTTCCCAAGTAGCTGAAGGTAGGTGGGCACCGGTCTTCTCAACTACTGAGCGACCGAACTTTGTATCTTCAATACTCTTGCCAGTGATTTTGCTTAGTAGATAAGCTTTTTCACGTTCAGCATACTCAGAACCTTGACCAGTCTTGTCGCCAGCAAATTGCATTTTGCTTGCTTGGATCTTGGCTAGTTCAGCTGTCTTTTCAGCAATAGCTGCTTCTAGACCTGCTAGAGCAGACTTTGATTCTGTGTTTTGATCTTCAAAACGCTTGGTGACTTCAGCTAGAAGACGCTCAGCACCGGTATCAACGGTCTGGATTGAAGCAGCAACTGCAGCTTTAATCTTAGCTTCTAGATCTGCAGTAGCCTTGGCTTCTGAAAGAGCTTTTTCTGATTGAGCAGCTTGAGCCGCTAGTAGAGACTTGGTGGCTTGTTCGGCAGCACTGTTGGCAGCGTCAGCAAGCATTTGCTTTAGTTCTTCTGGATTCATTTTCCATTCCTTTTGTGTTGTGCTCATTGCTTCCGTTGTGGATTCTAGCCCTTTAGCTGAAGTGCCGTTGGGTGCAAATTGCTCTTTAAATTTACTGTAGTCTTCGTCGTTGTTAAACGCTTTAGATAAATTAAATACAGTATTCTGATTGCATGGTACTGAAACAATTGAAATTTCAACTAACTCTAGCTCTTTGATCATGAACACTTCCGCTGCAGCATTATACTCAGCATCCATAATTCTAAAACCAACACTAAAGGCTGTTAATACCTTGTCTTTAACTAAACTAAATATCTCTGCGGCTGCTGAGACTCTTGCTTTAATCCATAAACCTTTACCATCTACCTTGTACTCAACCATGCGTCCTACTGGATCATCATAGTCATGCTGAGATAGAATAATAGGATTTTTCAGATAGTTTTGAATGCCCTTTTCCCAAACCGAACTAGGAACTACATCTCCTGATCTATCGATATCGTTAGTACTTGCGTATCCTTCGATAAAGATAGAGTCAATCTTGTCACCTACGGCTGGTAAGGTATCACTAATATCTTTAATGGAGAAAGCACTATTTAAATATAGTACTTTATTTTTATCCATATCACTCCTCACTTATTGTGCCTTACCACCTGCTGGAGGTTTTGGGGCTGCCCCATCTGCCGGAGGCTTAGGCGGCG